TGAGAGCCATTCTTTGGGGCCTTGGACGGGCTTTCACACCGAACCCTAGTACTTTTACCTTTCCATGCTGAAAGGCTCTCAGATGCGCCTTTATTCGATTCTGGCGGAAGCCACACCTCCGGCAGAACGCGGCCATGACGAGATGCATCCGTCCGCTGGACACCAACCGAAGGCCCGTGCAGCGCCGCAATCGGCGGATGGCGACCATGTGTGAATGGCGGTTCGCCACGGCCTACGGCTGTATGCGGATGCCGTTGTTACGGCGTCGTTCCAACGGTTTCGAGGCGTCCTGCCACTACTGCGACCATGTTGGTGGTGGGCTGGTTCGCGTCTCGTGCTCGAATGGCGTGTAGGCGTCTTGGTTTTGGCGGATTTCCAACGCTGAGCCTGTGGACAACTCAAGTTAGGGGCAATAAATTCTGTGAAGGAATTGTGATGGTTTCGGCGATGGTGACACAAAATCAGTGGCACATTTTCTTGACTTTTGGCGTGGAATGGTGTATCACGCGCGCGCACGAGAATGACCCTCCCAAAACCCAATAAATGTAGTATGTAGGTGTAGGTAATAAGGGTATATAGGTTTTTTCCGGAGGACTATTTATATATATACGCGTGCGCGCGCGCGTACAGCCATCGGGATGCGTGTGTCAAGTCGAGTCGAAAAAAATGCAAAAAAAAATCCCAGAACACCCGCTTACATTTCCTACATCCTACATTTCCTGTGGAAACCAACGATTTCCGACACGCTGTAGGAGAAGACTCGTAGCGAGTGTGCTAGGATTGAACCTGTTGAAAACAACTATACCACAGGAGAAGACCATGAGCCACACCTTCCACAAGCCGCAAGACCCGCCAGCACTCGACATCAAGCCCTACAGGAACATTCCAAACGGCCTCGCACGCGAAGTCAACGGTCTCACCATGGCCGCCCAGACCAGCGAATACACGTTCACCGACGCGCGACTCCAAACCGTCGCCATGCCCGTCATGGACGGCACCGGCAAGCCACGCTGGGACAACGCCTACTACGACGCGTTCTGGTCGCTCAGAAACGGCGACCTGCGCCTCAGCGAAGACGGCGACACCATGTACGCCCGCGACACCAACTGGCTCGGCGGCGACATGCCCAACACGTGGCATCCAATCAGCAGCCTGTCCGAAGAGTTCGGATTCCCCACCGGAAGCCACGCCATCCGCAACCTCGAACCCATGTTCAAAGCCGAAACACTCAAACTCCCACGACTCACACGCGGAATGCTGTTCGGCCACACCGCCTTCCACCCGCAAGGCAAACACACCGTCACGGTCGGAGAGGCCGACGAAGACGGCGCATACCTGTACGTGGACGACAGCCCATGGCTGAACGACCGCAGGAAAACCGCAGAACTCGTCGAACAGGCCAACAGGTTCATCGCCCAGCTCACCGCCGACGACGCGAGCCGCGAAAACCTCCTCCGCATGTTCGCAACCCCGTTCCTCGAACCGTACAAGCATCTCTTCTACGTGTTCTACGGGCACGGCGGCGACGGCAAAAGCTTCCTCCTCGGACGCTTGGGCGACGCATACCCCGACAAGGCCAACGGCATCGGTATCAAAGCCCTCAACTCGCCCAGCGTGTTCGAAAGCGGCAACGAAGCATTGAAACTCGACGGCCGCTATTGGGTGTACGACGAGGAAGGCGACATGCTCACCGACAAGGACATGGGCATCATCAAACGCATCGCCACCGGCGACACCATCCACGCCCGCGGCGTCGGCCGCAACAGCGTCAACGTGCGCTCGCAGGCCACGCTCATCATCGCAAGCAACCACCCGCTCGCCACAAGCAACGGCGACGCCAACATGCGTCGCCTCGTACCCGTCATGTTCGCCGGACGAAAAACCCCGCAGCAGATGCAGCCGCTCGCCGACTTCATCGACCAGTACGGCATGACCCCGTTCATGCTCGCGAGCGCCATCCTCTGGGCCGACAAGCCGTTGGACGACGACATCCACCGCGACATCAGCTTCAACGACAGCGAACAGGAATTGGACGAACGCGCCATGTGGATAGTCAACGAAATCTGCGAGAACGGATACGCCGACACGCGCCTCTGCCCATACATCGGCCACACCAGCGGCGACACGTACAAGATGCTCGGCGTCGGACTGCGCAGCAAACGCATCGACGGAAAGGTCTGCTCCGTCCGCGTCGTCATCGACGAAGACCGTTTCGCCCCCTACCGCGAACGCTACGAGCAGGAGATTAACGAAACCTGTCTCCCCCTGCTCGAAGATCTGCCCGTGCCCGAAGCGCAGACCGACATGGAACGGCGTGTCACCGAAGACGGCGAAATGGTCAACGTCAAAGCGCCCGAAGGCTTCAAGTTCCACAAGGAGCCGACCGACCCGGACAATCCGAAAGCCGTCCGCAACTGGAAGAACGGCAAGCAGGAAGACACGGTGGAAATCGGCGCCGGAGACGTGTACGCGGTCATCCCCCAGCCCGGCAACATCATCATCGACATGGACGCGCCAAAGGACGACCACAGCCGCCACGGATACAACATCCTCCGACCCATGCTCACCCCGACCCTCATGGTGCATACGCCCACACACGGCGGCATCCACGCCTACTACCGGCTCCCCGAAGGCTGGACAGGCAAACTCAAGAACACCAACCATGCGGACGGCATCCCAGTGGACGTGAAGGTGGACGGACGAGGATACGTGCTCGGAGCCGGCTCCAACATCGACGGCATCGGCTTCTACCAGCTGGTAGGCGACGAGACCGACGTGCAGGAAGCGCCAATCGAACTGCTCAACTGGCTCGTCGAACACGGATACGGCGTCAAACCCATGCCTAAACCGGCCACATCCAAGGAGAACACGCCACGCAACGGACGGCCAGACCTCACGCCAGTGCCCGAAGGACGCCGAAACGACACGCTCTACCGGTGGGCTTGGGGACGCCTCCACAACCATGAGGACAACGAAGCCAACATCCACGACGAACTCGTGCTACGCGGCCACGTCAGCGGACTCGGAGACACCGAAATCGAACGCATTTGGAAAAGCGTGAAGGAAACCGCGTGACGAATCCAATCGGACGCCTGTGCGGCGCCGGCGCACGGCATGGGGTGGACGTGGCAGTCCGCCCCACCGGACGCGGACTGGCATGCGTCTACGAATGCCCGCGATGCGGGCGAACCCTCGCCGAACTCCATGTGGCCAAAAACGCCCGCATCATGTTCGGCGTGCGGACTAGAATAATAACCACGCGCAATGTCGGACTGGCATGCGCAATCATCGGACGAACCCTAGGAAAGGAACACGAATGCGTGACACGTTCACCGCAATCGCATACGGGGCCATCGCCATCATGCTGACCATCATGTTCGCATGGGCGTGGTATTGCGAATATGCGAACACGCCGGTGCATTACACGACGATTCAGACCGTTGATGAAGGCGGTTTCGAACACGACTGCCTAGTCGCGACCTACAAGAAGGACATGGCACTTGACTGCACCAATCCAAACGATTGAAAACCAAGCCCGCTTAATCCAAGAAGAACTCGGACGGCATCTTGCGGCATTGCCAGACGACTTCGACAATCCGAAGACGCTGAAGGCGCGGATGGACTTGCGCAGGGCGTATAATGCTGCTACGGACATCGTGGAACTCACGATGCGGTTAAGATTGGAAAGACTGGTATGAACTTCAAACGACACTTGAATCAGCGAATCCGACTAGTGGAAGGAGTTGAACCGGATGCGACCGGTACCGGAATGGGAGGCTCTGAAGGCCAGACTGGAAGCACGGCAGCCGCGGCACAGCAGGAGCCGACAATCACCCAAGCCCAGCTCGACGCCATCATCAGCCGAAAGCTCGCCAAGGAACGCGAAAAGCTCGAAGCAGCCCAGAAAGCAGCCGAAGACGCCCGAAAACTAGCTGAGGAAACCGAAGCGAAAGTCAATGAGGCTCGTGAGAAGGGCATCAGTCTCGGCCTGTTGCAGGCGAAACGCAACGCCATCGCAGAACAGTACGGGTTGAGCGCCGACCTGCTGCCCGCCGAGGAAGACAAGCTCGACGCCTTCGAGAAGCAGCTCGCGGCAAGCATCAACAGCCGCACGCGCGTCACGCCAGTGACCGTCGAACCGGCCACCAAGACCCCCGACTGGATGGGGGCCGCGCATGCGTGACATCCGAATCCTCAGCATGGTGATGCGCGACGAAAACGTTCCTGCGACCCTCTCAATCATCGACGACGACGTGGTTGTGAACTCACCAATGGAGTTGGACGAAAACGAGAAGGATAAGCTGGTAAAACGTTTTGCCGAGCGCATCCTACAGCTGGGACTCGCGATGTACGACTGGAAGGAAAAGAATTGACCGACGAACTGAAGCCGCTCGCCACCGTCGAAGACACCGAAGTATACCTACGCCACAAAGTGCCCATCGACCTCGTGGACTATGAGGAACGCAAACGCGGAGCCGCATCGAACGTGCTCCGCATGATGTACCGCAACCAAGGCGACGACTTGGACAAGCAGGTCACGGAAGACCCGCTCACCCGCCAAATGGTCGCCGACATCATCGGCGTCAGCGTAGCACAGGACGTGAGCCGCAAGGAATCCATGTCCGAAAGCGACACCGACCTGAGCGCGTTCAAAACGTTCACCCAAACGGCGGGCGGCTACAGTTTCACCGGCGAATGGCGAGGCAACACTGATGACGTGTTCTTTACCAGCAACCAGCTCAAACAACTGGGCGTCGGACGCGCCACCATAGCAAGGTTCCAACTCTGATGCACTACGGACTCAAAACGCACGAAATCACCGTCACCACCGGAGACGGCCAACACACGGTCAAAGGCATCGTGACCGCGAACACCACAAGCGAAGACGCCGGCACTTTCGACAACATGACCGAAGTGGACTCGCTCACCATCCACGTCACCACGCCCGACACGCCACCGGAAATCGTCGGCGGCGAACTCGAATACCACGGAAACACCTACCACGTCACCTCAATCAAACCGCCGATAGACCCAGAAAACAGGGTGATGTTCAACCCGTTCAAATGGAGTTTCAACGCGAAGCAGGTGCAATACTGATGGCAAGACTTAAAGGCGCCAAAATCATGGTCGCCGCACCGAACGCGGCAACCAACCTCGTGATGCAGTCGGCGGGATTCCAACAGGAGTCACGCCGCGTCGCATCACGAATCATGCCACAACTGCGAATGGACTCATACAGAGTCAAACCGCCATCCATGACCACATACCGCACGCTCAGCACATTCAACGGAACACGTCGAGCCGGAACGGAAATCAAATACTACAAGACGCCACATTCCGGCGACACGCTGAAAGGACTCGGACTGTGAGCAAAGACAATGAAATCGTCAACGACATCATCGACGGACTATCCCAACGGCTCAACATGCGCGTATACGACAAGTATCCGACCGTGAAAACCACCGGCCAGTATCCGCTCATCATCGTCACACGCCAGAACGCGTCCGACATCACCCCATACATTCGACATTTGGACATCGCCATCACCGTGGTGACACGCGAACTCTCAGGCGGAACCGACAACACGCTCAGCGCCGAAATCGGCGACGCTCTGACCGACTGGGACAATCAGAGCCTATGGGATATCATGGGCGCCCCGCTGCTCAACACCACCGACACCCAGCCGACCAAAGACGGACGCGCATCCACCGTCTACGACTACCAGTTGGAGTACCTGAGTTGATGAAAAGCACGCAGGAGTCGGTCGAAGACCTCATGGAAATACTCTCACCGGCAGCCAAAGACATCATCACCGACGAACAGGTGCGCCAAGCCCAAGCCGCCGCCAGCAGCGGCGACAGGCACATGGCCGGAAAGGTCTTAGGCGACATCTGGAAGCAGGTCGCTGAAAAATCCGCTGGACTAAGCTTGGAACGGCTCGACTCCGACAGTTTCGGCAGGAAAATCGGATGGCTCATAAGCCAGCAGCGTTCCGAAAAGACAGTCAGGGATTTCCTTGCGAAATACAAGCGCGAACTGGCCGTCCAGCCGATGCAGGAGGCGACCGCCAACCTGTTCGCCCTCGACTCGACAACCGAAGTCGTACGCGAATCTGTGGGCGAAACATGCCCATGGTGTCTCGAACGGTGCGGAATATGGCACCCATACGACGCCAACCATTACGGCGTCTGGGCACGACATGCCGGATGCGACTGCAAAATCTACGTAAGGAACAGCCTCACATGACGCCAACCATCAACAACACCGACCCACAATACGTCGAAAGTCCGACGCGCCGCGCCATCGTGAAAACCGAAATGGTACGATGGTATCGAGAACAACGACGCCAAATGGCCGAACAGTTAAGGAGGATTTATGGCAGGGAAGACTGAAGAAGCCCTCTCAAGCCGTATGGAACAGGTCAACGGACTCATCGACAAAGCCTACTCGGACATGGAAGAGTACGGGCGGCAAGCCGAAACATCCGACGATGACCGCGAATACTATATGAGCATGGCAAGCAACGCGCAGAGAAACTACGTCAGCTTCATGCAACTGCTCATGACCATGACCAAAAACTTCGACGAAGCGGTGAAAGTCGATTCGCACAAAAGCAGGACAACAGCCGCCAAAGCGCCGAAAACCACTCTCCAAAAACTCATCGCAAAGGAAGCGAAACGCTCATGACACTCACCATCGTGGACGAACAGGCAATCTCATTCCCGTGGATTGAACTCGTCAAGAACGCATACTCCATGCGCGTTCGGGTCAGCAACTTCAGCGCGGTCGGCAAACGCAGCTTCACCCGCATCCTCTCCAAGGCGGTCGGCGGCGTCAACTCCTACTTCCTCATGCAGGACGGCGACCCGCTCAGCACCGACTACCTCCCATCCACAGACCTGCAGTTGGAAAAGGTCGCCGCGGTAGGATTGGACGGACGTTGCTATGACGAGAACGCAGAGGAAATCGACGAAAACCTCCGATGCCTCACCCTCAGCCACGCGCCCGTCACCGACCAAGCCGTGCTGTTGGCGCAGCGTGCCATGGTCATCGAAGGACTCATCTCCCAAAACCTCGAACATCTCATGCTGCCCGAACCGGTCGTGGTAGGCACATCCCCAGACGTGGTAATCAAAACGGACCCGAGCAAGAACCCATCCGATTGGACGAAATTCGACGCCAACGACGACCACGACACCATCGTCCGGCCGGAAGTCAAACGACTCAGCCAATGGGATAACGGACAGCTCAAAACACTCCTGCAAAACACGGTGTTGAGTTTCCAGATGGAAACCGGACTCCCCCCGCAGGACGCTCAGATTCTGGACACGCTCGGAGCGACCACCCAATCGTTGGTGTCGAACCGTGAGAGCTTCGTCAGCCGCATCTACATCATAAAACAGGATTTGGATGCCGTGTTCGAGCCGTTGGGAATCAAATTGGATTACGAACTCACGTTCCCGCAGACCGCGCAGGACATCGCATCCATCGGCGACGCCTATGGCAAGGGCGCTGACGCCGACATTCTCAAGAAGTATCAGGTGGTGTGATATGCTGGTGAAGAATCCAAATTGGAGGGCGAACGTCCGCCCCACGTCCGACGTGGCAATCATGGCCGCCGAGTACGTGAACTGGGGTCGTGGAAACGCAATCCTCCCGTTTCAGGTCGAATTTCTCAACAACGCCTTCCAACGCAAGAAGGACGGCACTTGGAAATACAAGCGTGTCGCATTGAACATGCCGCGACAGAACGGCAAGACCAAAATCCTCACCGCCCCAATCCTCTTCTATCTGTTCGTGCTCGGCCTGAACGTGCTCGTCACGGCGCATGAGCAGATTGCCGCGAACAAAATCATGGAGGATTTGAAAGACGCCATCGATTCGAATCCCGAACTGAAGGCCGAGGTCACGCATTTCAGCACCACCATGGGACGCGAGCGCCTACAGTTGAAGAACGGCGCGTTCGTCCGGTTCCGTTCCCGCAAGAGCGCTTCCGCGGGCATGGGCGGCACGTTCGATTTGGTTATCTTCGACGAGGCGCAGGAACTCCGCTCCGAATATGAGGCGATGATTACCAAGACGTTGAAGACGCGTCGCATGGCGATGATAATCTACACCGGCACGCCGTTCCTCCCCTCGTCCATCGGAGACACGTTCAACGTGTTCCTTGACAACGCCGAAAACGACGATATGTCATACGCTGTGCGCTACGGCGTCGATGACGAGACGGCGGACATCGAGGATGAGCAGTTGTGGGCGCTCACCAACCCTCTCTATCCGGACGTGATTCCACGCGAAGCGTTCCTCACCGACGTGGCGATAGCCAAACAGGGCGGCGCGGACGGGCTCATAGACTTCCGCATCCAAGACTTGGGCCTGTGGTGGGCGGACAGCATTCCTCCCGCAATCCCGATGGACTTGTGGGACAGCGCATACTCTGACCTCCAACATGACCGCGACACGCTCGTCTACGCGCTCACCTTCGACCCGACTACCAGCACGCTCGCCCTCAGCGTCGCCGCCAGCACCGAAGAGGTGACGGTCGGCTCGCAGCATTACGACAAGTGGGCGTACATCATCGGTGAAATCGTGGACGAGCGCCCAACCACCGAATCATGGCAGTGGGTGGTTGACGAGCTGAAGACGCGCCCACGCAAGACCACGCTCATCTTGGATGCTGGCGGATTGAACAATCCGATAAGGGACATGCTTCCTCGTGGGTTGAACGTCATCCAATTGACCGGCACCGAGTTCCTTGCCTCCCAGCAGGGATTCCTCGACTTGCTGAACGAGGGACGGTTCAAACATACGAACAATCCGCAGCTGACCGCCGAAGTGCAGAACGCGCAGAAGCTCAAATCCGGTTCTGATGACCAGTGGAAGTTCGCGCCGATACGCAAGACCGAAACCACGGCCGGTTTGAAGGGCGTCAGCATCGCCGCATGGTATCGCGGTGTCAACCGTCCGAAGGAACGCAAGGTCAGGGAGGTGATTGCCTGATGGGCAAGGATACGGGACTCTACCATCGGAATCGCGCCATCCTACGCGAACGCACCAAACGGACGGGAGCGCCCTGCTATTATTGCGGTGCACCGTTCTACTGGGGTCGTAACGCCGCGCATCCGTTGGCGTTCACCGCAGACCATGTGATACCGCGTGCCGCTGGCGGAAGCGACAGGATGGACAATCTCGTTCCGGCGCACATGCAATGCAATCGCGCCAAGTCAGACCATATAGCAAGTCCGGCGACACGCCGAACGCGAACTGCGACGAGAAGGTGGTAGAATAAATACCGTTACGCAGCAATGTGTAGCTCCTCTCTTGTGATTCTGGTTTGCACGCACCCCGTTTGACGAAAGTCAGACGGGGTGTTATGCTGTGTCTTGGAGATGGTCGGTAGACAATCAGAGCTTCTTCCGCCATGCCAAGACCGACCGTCTCCCCAAAAATGTACTGACTTGAACCGCCCGGCACAGTCGTTAAACAATGCAGGGCATACCCACTGGCGACGGTGGGGTCGAGGCGCACACAGCCGGAAACAATCGTGGTAGAGGCCGAGTCGGGGCCGCAATGCAGAAGGCCGACATCATCCACCTCAACCACGAAAGGCAGTCATGTCCCTAGCGACAATCGAACTGAAGCCGGGCTTCGTTGACCGCAAGCTGATTTCCGAGCAGCCCGCGGCCGGAGCCATCGCAAGGATTTCCAACAGCACTCCAATCGACCTCATCGGCACGCAGATGCAGACCATCGACTTCTCCGGCGAAATGGGCATCTTCGGCGAAGGTGCCACCGGCGAAACCGACGCCGAAAAGAAGAAGAAGTCAAACGACGCCACCAACGGTGTCGTGACCATCAACCCAATCACCTTCTACATCAGCTACCGTTTCCCGAAGAAGTTCCTTCAGCTGTTCGGCGTTGACGGCGCCTACAATCCGACCGACGCCACCTTCCGCGCCGGCTCTCCGCAGACCATGCTTCAGAGCATCCTCGCGCAGCCGTATCAGGCCGGAATCCTCGACCAGTACCGCACGTATGTGAACCGTGCAATCAGCCGCGCCCTCGACTTCGCCCCCATCTTCGGCGTCAACCCGGCGACCAAGGCCGCATCCACCGTCGCACGCACCAACGGATACGTGCTCGCACAGGCCGGAAACATCAACTACACTCCGGGCACCGGAGCGGAAGCCGCCACCGCGTTCAAACAGGCCGTGCGACAGGTCGCCGCACAGGGTGATGCGTCCGCGCAGGGCGTCACCACCTCCACATACTTGGCCGCAATCGGCGATGGCCTCACCACCATTGGCACGCCGACCCAGTATGCCGCCGACGTTCCGCTCATCGGCAACATGGTCAACCTCGGCGGCGTCACCCTCGCAGCCTCCAATACCGTGTCCGACACCGCTGCGGCCGCCGGCTCCGGCCAGTTGAACAAGAAGGTGCTCGATGCGGTCGTCGGCGACTTCGCCAACCGTTTCGTCTGGGGTGCTATCCCGCTGTCCGGCATCGAAGTGTTCGACTCCGGCAACCCGGATAATTCCGCAGAAGGCGACTTGGGTGCAGTCAACAAGGTGATGCTCCGCACCGAAGTCGCAATCGGCTGGGGCTTCATCGGCGGAAACAGCAAGTTCTACGCCATCACCCACGCCACCGTGTGACACTATTCGCACACATGGGCGGCGGCGACGCCGCCCATCCACTGATTGAACGCTAACAACGAAAGGAATTGAGATGGGCGCAAAGCAGTCTTCCGCAAACGTGACATTCTCCAAGCCGGGTACTAGTGCCAACAAGTCCGGCTATATTTGGGTCGCCCCACTGGGCACCGCAATCCCCACCGACGCCACCACCGAACTGGACGCGGCGTTCGTCGGCCTTGGCTATCTGTCCGAAGACGGTCTGACCGAACCGGCATCCCTCTCCGCAGGTGACGATATTGTGGCCGCTGGTGGCGATACGGTCGCACAGGCCGACCCGACGTTCTCCAAGACGTGGACGGGCACTTGCATCGAAGCCCTGAACGAAGACCTGCTTAAGGTCGCATACGGCTCCGCCAACGTGAAGGTCGAACAGGCATCCTCGTCAAAGGATGGCTCTATCACCGTCAAGGAGCAGGCCAGCGAACTGGAGCATCACGTCATCGTCATCGACGAAATGCTCAAGGGTGGCCGCAAGCGTCGCAACGTGATGGCCGATGCCACCTTCCTCATCACCGGCGACATCAGCCACGTGCATACGTCTCTCGTGAACTTCGACTTCACCATCAACGCCTATCCGACCGCCACCCAGCCCGCACAGACCCAGTACATCACCATCCCAAAAGCGTAAGCTCTCCGAATCAGACGCTGACAGTCACCGTATCCGATAGTACGGTGGCTGACGGCGGGGCGATGTGGGTGGTCGGAGACTGGGGGCAAGCCTCGCCATGGTCACGTGCCGCCGGCGTGAAGATGGTCAAGGGCGAGAATGATGTCTATACTGGCGAACTTTCTCTTCCGAAGGGCACCAAGTTCGACATCAAGATTCTGAAGTCCACGTTCTCCTCGACGAGTGGCGGCGAGAATACTTGGTCTGCGGCCAAGTATGCCAGCACTCTGAACACGTCCACATCGTATGATTTCGGAGAGTTCGCCGACGATTTTATTAACGGGAATCTTGATAAATGACAAGTCGGGTGGACGCCGGATACGGTGATTAAAAAGAATGACATGGCTAACACTCCTCCGAATGTCATAGAACTTTCTGAAGGCGAGTCAGCGCTGTCTGACGTGTTTACCATACCGCCCAACCAAAATGTACGTTTCACTGGGTATTGTACAAGTGTCCTGGAAAAAAGTCTTGTCAGCGTACAATTTGTTTCGCCGCAAAATGAAATACTGTACGATGTCGGGACAGTGTCGCCATCTTCCGGTGTTTGGAAACCATTCAGGAAGTCGTTGCAACCACTTGAAACGCCGCTGACCATGCGCGTCAAACTAGTCAACAACAAGCCCGGCGCAACGGTACTGTTTGACTCGATAGCACTTGTCAGCTTGTAGTGCGGTGACTAAAAAGTCATACCCCACGCCGTGGTCGGCGTGGGGTATACTTATATGGAAAACGCTTCACGAAAGGAAAACCAATGGCAAAACGCAAACCCACCATCACCATCGAAGACTTCAACGACAATTGGGGCGACGCCTACGCGAAACTCCTCCGCAACCGCAAATTCCAGCAGGCCATCCACTCCGAAAAAGTCGAAGACGGCGTGGAAACCATCTGGCTCGTAGACAAGCTCATGCGCGGCGTGCTGAAGGAAAACAAGTACGAAGCGGTCATGAACGCATTCGACGATGATGTGCTCGACGCATGGGAATACCTCTCGGGAAAATTGCCAGCGCTTTTGGATTCACAGTCGAAAGACTGACTTACGCGATAAACCCCGACCAGTGGGACAGCCAAATCTTGGCTGATTTCGCAAGCCAATACGGCAGTCCCAGACAATACACCATCATAGAGAGAGCCAAACTCATAGGCACGTTCGGAGCGACGGCACGACTCTTGGACATCATCCAACAGTCAACACTCGCCCCCTACTCCGGCAAGGGACGGAAACCGAAAAGCGTGTTGCCGGAAAACCGGAAGAACACCAAGAAGGAGGATTACGAACTCGATTCAATGAACACTGAAGACATCAACAAGGCGTTGGGTCTTCACCGAAAGGAACAATAGATGGCAAAGGGCAGCATCGCAACCGCATGGATACAAGTACTTCCATCGTTGGAAGGCTTGCAGTCCGCACTTGTCAAAGCAAGCAAGGGCGCGGTGCTCACCCCCGCCATCCAACCCAAACTAGCATCAGGCACAAGCCGACTCTTCACTTCGAACGGCTTGGGCATGTCCAGACTGTTTTCCGGCTCGTTCAACAAGAGCCTCAACCTGCAAGGCGGAGTGAAAAACGCGCTCAACAGTGTGTTCGCATCCTTTAGTTCCAGCGGACGGCGTTCCGCCAACGCTTTCGGCAACGGATTCGCAAACCTCGACCTCGCCAAGTATCTGAATGCGGCCGCCGCCGTCGCCGCCGTGGCATCGGTCGGCAAAGCCGTCAAAACCGTTACGTCCGACATCATCGAAATGGGCAACCAGTGGGGTCGGACCACCGCCATGCTGAAAAACGCGGTAGGCAACACCGGAGACTACACAAGCTCGCTCGAAACATCGCTGGGATACGCGAACGAGGTCGGCGTCACTACGGACGATTTCATCCAGTCCGCGGCACGTCTTCGCACGCTCGCGCCGGAAGTCGTGACCAATTACGGTGACGCGGCGAAATTCACCAGACTGCTCGACATGAACATGATTAGCACCGGCGCGTCCACTCAGGAAGCGTCCAGTGCCATGCGGCAGATTACCCAAGCATTGGGCAAGGGCATCGTCAACGGTGATGAGTTGAACTCCATCATGGAGAACTCGCCGCAAATCGCACGAATGCTCGCCAAGCATCTCAACGTGTCCGTAGGCGAACTGAAACAGTTGGGCAAGGAAGGCAAAATCAGCGGCCAAGCCCTCTACGATACAGTGTTTGAGAACGCCGACGCCATCGAAAAGCAGTTCGCCGCCATGCCCGTCACGGCAGACCGCGCATGGAACAGCATCAAGAACACGGTCAGCGCAAGGTCGGCGGAAGCCTCCACCGCATTGTCCACTAACCTCGGCAAAGCGTTGACCGCCATTTCCAGTTCAGGCATAACGGACACGTTCGGCGAAATGCTCGCAGGATTCGTGCCATTGTCGAACGCGGCCGCTACGTTGGCGGAGACGTTCGTCAACCAGATTGCGCCAGCCGTCAACAAGGCATTCAACGCGCAGCAGGTCGAACAGCTCCTCGCCCCGTTAACCAACCTCATCAGCCTGAACTCGCAGAACGTCAACCTGCTATCCTCCTTGGTTGACATGCTGAACACGGTGGGCGTCATCGGCGCCACCGCGTTCTCCCTCATGGTCGTCACGAACGACCGGTTCGCATCCCACATCCCGTTCATCGGACGCGCGCTGGTCGGCGTGAAGGGCACGCTCATCAAGCTTGGCTCCAGCTTCACCGGCGTGTTCGGAGCGGCGTTGTCCGCATCGTCCGCAGTCATCGACAAGCTCGCATCCATGGCCGGCGCAATGGCGAAAACGCTGTCCGAATCGACTAAAGCGCAGAACGCGCTCGGCAAGTTCAACGTCGCGTTCGAAGACTTGGGTACGTATGCGTTCAGTTTCGGCGGGAAAGGCGCTGAAGGCTTCGAACTCATCCAACAGGCTGCGACGAACCTGCGGAATGGTGTGGGACAGGCGTCCGACAATGTGAAGCTGCTCCAAACCGGTTTGAACGCGATGGGAGCCGACGCGGAAGCGCTACCCGAAGCGTTCCTCAAAGCGTTCGAAACCCTTAACACCGAAGTGGATGCTGCCGCGCGGAAGAAGGCTCCATCCCTCATCCAAGCGTTCCATGACATTCGCACCGCAGCTGACACCATCGTCGTGGATTCGAACATCTACCGTTCGTTGGACACGGCCGGACAGAGCGCTGACATCTACCGTGACAAGCTCGTGCAGGTGGGACGTGAGTTCAAGGAGCTTACCGGCCTGAACATTCCCGACATGTTCCTTCCATTGGTCGGGTCGGCGGTGTCCGCGTCCGACAGCATCATGCAGACGTTCGGCAACCTGAAGGCCGGATTGTCCAACTATGCGGCGAACACGGCGCAGCAGTGGGCGCCGGTCAAGGAGATTATCGCCGAAGCGTTCTCAAACGCCGCCGAATCCGTCAAAACGAAGATGGAGGCCATGCGTGCCGCCGTCGAATCCGGCGTGCTCTCCGTGGTCGAGAACGTGAAGGGCTGGGCGTCCGAGTTCAAGATGGCGTTCGGCGAAATGCTGGACACGACCGTCATCAGCGACACCATGTCCAAGCTCGGGTCTGTGGTGGGCAATGGGCTGGCTTCCGTCAAGGGCGTGCTTAAGTCGTTTGGTTCCGAAGCGGTGTCCGCGTTGTCGATGCCGTTCGACGGTCTTGCTGAAAAGATTTTCGGCTCGTTCAAAGGGCAGAATCCGTTCGCGCCGTTGACGTCCGCCGCGAAGACGGTCGGTGCCGGATTGTCCGCCACGGTTGGCGGCGCCGTGTCGCGTCTTGCCGGACGGTTCAGCCCGTTGGCGTCAGCTGGAAAGGCAGCGTTCGCTACCATCGGCTCCGCCGCGTTGAAGGTGTCTTCCGGCGCGTTGAAGGGATTCGGCGTGGCCGTGAATGGAGTCGGCGCTGCAATCGGCAAGATTGGCGGCATCGCATCCCAGCTGGGCGTGACCGGCGCAATATTCACCGGCTTGACGACCGGCTTCCAGACGCTGTTCAAACTCGACCCATCCCAGATGGTTGGCAAGTTCGACGAATGGCAGAAAAGCCTCGACAACACGCTTACCGGCATCCAGACGAAACTACCCGCCATGGCGAACGCGTTCGCCTCTGCTCTCCCGCAGACGGTGGCGAGCGTCACCGCGGCACTGCCGGGCATCGCCAACGCGCTCATGAGCGTTGGGCAGACGCTCGCACCCGCGTTGATGACGATATTGCCGCAAGTCACGCAAGCGTTCTCAGACATGTTCGCCCAGCTGCCCGGCTTCATTGCCACGTACGGCCAGCCGATGCTGGAAGCGTTCGGCACGCTGTTCGCCACACTCTCCGGACAGATTCCGTCGCTTATGACCTCGCTTGGACAGGCGTTGATTACCGGCGTTCAGGTCGCGTTCAGCGCCATAAGCGACAATAGCGCGGCCATCGCCGGATTCATCAGCGAGTTCGGCGCGTCCTTGGCTTCCGGCCTTCAGACGTTGGGCGCCACCGTTGTGGCCGCGCTCCCGTCCATCGGACAGAGCATCGCCACCGCGCTGCCGACGCTGATTCCGGCGTTGATGTCCGCTATCACTAGCATGATAACCTCATTGGCCGCAGCATTGCCGGGCATCGCCGTCGCCATCATCAACCAGCTGCCCGCAATCATCGGCGGATTGGCTACCGGCATCATCAACAGTCTGCCTACACTGTTGGGCGCTTTTATCAGCGTTGCGACCAGCATCGCCGCGAACTTCCCCCGCATTTTCATGGCCGTCGCGCTCGCTGTTCCTGCGATTATCGCAAACATCGCCCGACCGTTCGCCGGTTTGGGTGGTCGTATTCTCGGCTACATCGGGAGCATTCCGGGCCAAATCATGGGCCTGTTCGCCGGTGCCGGCTCGTGGCTGGTCGATTCCGGCGCCGCGTTGATGAACGGTTTCAAACAGGGTATCCTCAACGCGGTCGAAAACGTGAAAAGCGCGGTGAAGGGCGCGTTGCAGAAGGTGCGAGACTTCTTCCCGTTCTCTCCTGCTAAGGTCGGCCCGTTCTCTGGCTCCGGCTATACCAGCGTGTCCGGCGAGCATCTTATGCGCGACTTCGGCAAGGCCATCGGCGCCCAAGGAGCGTTCGTGCGCGGTCAGGTCGATGGCGTGCTCGGCTCCTTGGATTTCGACCAGATTGACGCGACCAATCTTGGCATGGTGTTGGCACCACGGCTTAAAGACTATACTGGAATGGTGTCGGCTGGCGACCAGCGATATGCTGGCGGCGTCCACATCGACAATGTGGTTGCAAGCCCGTTGAGCGACGTGGAACTCGTTGCCCGCCGATTCGGATACGCTTTGAACAATGAGATGATTGGAAGTGTCAGACCTTGAGCACGATAACCGTCACCGTGGGTGACATCACGCTTTACGGCGACGCCGGACACGAGTTCACACTGGTGTCCATGAGCGGTTTCGACGATTTGCCGTCAGCCAAGACCGAACAGGATTCTTGGGCTAGGGCTGACGGCAACGCCGTTCCCGGCACGACGTATTATGATGGGCGCACCATCACCATCAACGGATACTATGCGACCAGTACGGTCGAAGACACCGACGAGATGATGCGCCGTCTTCGCGGAATGGCCGGACGTTTGGTTCCAGTCACCGTGCAGAAGGGTGCTGGCATCGCGTTGTCGTGTGATGCGGAACTCAGGTCGATGACCGTGGACGAATACCGTTATCGTGGGAAGGCCGCGTTCCAGATTGGATTGCTCGCGCCATCCCCCTACCTGTATGGGCCATTGCGCTCGCAGACGGTCGGCGTGCCGACAGACGGCGAAGGCATTCTTGACCCGCTGACTGACCCGCTGACGGAAGGTGAGGTCGGCAATCCGGGACGTGTCGCCATCACCGGAAGCGGTTTCGCTCCGACGCATCTTGTCGTGAAAATCAGAGGCGGACTATCCGAAGGCGTGCGCATCCACTGCATCGAAACCGGCGAAGCGGTCGAATTTCACCGTCAAATCAACCCGGACGAGACGATGGTGTTCGACTTCGACGATGAGCGTGTGCTGTTCCAGAACCAGTCTGATTTGAGCATGTTCCTCACGGAAGAGAACTGGTTCCGTCCTTCTGGTGATGCGACGATACAGTTCACGCCGTTGGGCGTGCAGTCGGGCGAGCCGACGATGACGGTCGAATGGAAGGAGGCTTGGCGGTGAAAATCTATCTCGCAGACCTGCTGACCGGACGCCGCATCATCCCATTGCCGCACACTTCCGCCGAATGGGAGATGAAACTGAACGATACTGATTCGCTCACCGTCAAAGTGCCCATCTACGCTTCGTCCGGCGACACGCGCGTCCAATATATCGCGAACGACGCGCGACTGTTGGATTTGAGGAACACCGCGGCCATCGGCAAAACCGTCATGGTCGCGGAGGATGATGGGCTGACGGTCGGCGGAGTGCTCATGCGCCGAGACTATGACGCCGATTCGGGTATCCTCACCTTGGTCGCCTCGGGCATGTGGACGTATTTTGACCATAGGACGGTTCTTCCGGCGAAGGCGATGGGGAAAAGCCTCGTCAAGTCGGATGGTTCGCCAGACCCTCAATACGATACGTCATACAAGAATGTCACGTGGAATACGGTCGCACGCAATCTTGTCGAACAGGCTATGAGTTGGCCCCACAGTAGCGTGCCTGTCGTGTTGGAGGCTGCTGAGGTCGGCACGTCGGAGGCGAACTATCAGGCGGTCGATTTGAATTACGTCGGCGAAGTTTTGACGAACATCACGAACCGTCAGAACGGTTGCGATATCGGCTTCTTCCCGACGCGCACGGCTGACGGATTGGGGTATGAGTGGCATATGAAGACCGGCCATCCGCTGCTTGGCGGCGAAACCCACTATTTCAGCGCGTCCGCCTTGCAGCCGGGCATCGCGTCCCTGTCGGCCACGGATGATGGCGACAAGCTCGCCTCACTGCAATGGTTCACGTCAGGCAAATCCGACGATAAGACGCTCGTCGTGTCGGCCTACACGGACATTCTGGAAAAGGCGGGAGCGCCGATTTGGGAGAGTGTGGATTCCAGCCATTCGACGGTCAAACTGTGGAACACGCTTCAGGCGTATGCGAACGAGGCGGCAGCCGTCTACTGGCAGCCGGTGTCGTCAACTGAGGCGAAAGTGCATCGCGGATACCTGCATTCCGTGAATCAGACGCTCGCCAACTATACGGTCGGCGATTACCTCCGGTTCACGACGAAGGGCGACTGGTATTATGTGGATGGCGCGCATACGCGGCGCATCACCGGCATCAAAGCCGATGAAAGCTCGAATTGGATTACATTCACGTTGGGTGACGTGTTCGACGGTGTGAAAGTGACGGTGGATAATGGTTGACGAGATTGTCGTGCATCAGGGAGAGTCGGCTGACGGCACCCCATTGGCCGCCGACGATACGGATGTGCTCGATGTGAAGAATCCGGCTCAGGCGACCAACAAGCTCGTAGCCACCCTGAACGAGTATGGTCGGCGCTTGCGCGAATTGGAAAAACCTTCCGGCTCGCAGTTGACTCAGGCGATTCAGAAAGTGTTGGATATCAGCGCGAACATCGATAATACGGTGGCCGCGTCCATCAGCAGGAACTCGTATGACCGTGCGACCATCGACCAGAAGTGCAATACGTGGAATTGGGGCGTATTGTCTCCGGGCTATGGTGGCACGCATACGACGAACGCCTACAATAACCTGTTCACGGTCGGCCCATGGCGTGCCGTGTGGGCGTTGTCGGACGGCACGATGGGCACATCACAGTCCAGCCGCAAGGTGAAGCAGGATTTCCTCAAGCCGGACATCACGTTGGAGCAGATGCGTTCCGTGGATTGGACGCTCTACCGTTTCATCGATGACGTGAATCTGAACGGCGACAGCGCGACAATCCATGTCGGCATGATTGCCGAAGACTTGGATGACAACGGTTTGGGACAGTTCGTCGAGTATAATGATGATTACGAGCCGTGCGGCATCAACTATCCGATGCTGGGCGTTTGGGCGATACATGAGGCCCATCTCGCCCATGACCGCATCGACCAGCTTGAGGAACGTTTGAAAGCGTTGGAAGGAAAGATTGATAATGGCATTGAGGAATAGTATCTTCGCAGTGTCCGGGAAGGCGTCGTTTATGGATGCGCGCCGTGACATGAGCGGCCTGTTCGTCTGCGATAAGACCACGATGCTGCCGATTGCTGGCATTCTCGACCGTTCGCAGGACAATCTCGTCACCGGCAACAGTGATTCCATGAGCGTGACGGTGCATCCGTTCAACGCCGTGCTGAACCGTTATGGCGCGCTGCTTATCCAGAATGATGGAAACGTGAACGTGCCGTTGAATGCTGCTCCGTCCGCTAATTCGCGTATCGACGTTGTGTATGTGAAGCAGCATGAGACGCGCTCGCCGATGTCGGATAGTTCGGACGTTCCGGCGTTCGGCGTGGTGGAGGGCACGGCCGCCGCCGTGCCGGTCGCACCGGCTGTCCCGGATGGTGCTTTGGCTTTGGCTCAAGTGCTGCTTCCGGCTGGCGTGTCGAATACGGCCGCCGCTGGCGTGGTCGTCACGCAGACGTATATCGGTGGCGCCATGAAGGGTGACATGCTGCGGGTGCAGACTTCCGCCCAGCGTGACGCTCTGATCGACGTGCCTGAAGGCACGCTGTTGCATAATGTGGCCGATGGTTGCGATTACGTCAGACGTGACAACGCTTGGATGCCTTACAGCGGGCAAACGATTAAAATTGGCATGCCGTATTTCGCTAATGATTTCCTCACGTTGATGATGTCGAATGGTGTCGTATATGCGGCTGGTTCCTCTGGCCCGAGGCCGAATGTGAACGAGTCGAATATGTACAACAGGAAAGGCAGTGAAACCGTTCCTGTCGACTGGCGTCCGAAAGGTGTGACAATCATCAACGGATTGAATTATAATAATCTGCCACCGTTCGCATGTGTTGTCTATCCGAGTGGGGAGATGCACATGTTCGGCTCATGTCGCGATGGCGTGCACGCGAATGTTTCAGGCTCTTGGTCGACAATCTGACATAACATAAAGCCCCTCAAAACGAGGGGCTTCGCTTTAATTTGTAGCCAAACGTGATATAGTCGAAGGATAGCGACTTGTTCCAAGTGCCATCCTCACGTCTGACGTAATCGCAGTTGTCGGCTAGAATAGTGCCATATGAGCACTGACATCATCGTCGCCCTAGTGACCGGCTTATGCGCCATCGTGGTCGCAGCGGTCACTTGGGCGCAAAACAGACGCGGCGACCTGAGCGAAGCCTACCGGCGACTCTCGGAAGCCCAATTGAACATGCAGAGGGAAATCGACCGGCAGGACGAAAAACTGGCCGAGTTCATTCAGGAACGCGACCAGCTCCGCTATCAGGACGATTTGAAAACCTCCTACATTCGGGCAATCGGACATTGGCTGGGCGAACTCTGCAACATTCTCGACCCGGAGTTTCTGGAACGGTATCCGAAGCCAAGACTTCCCGACGGGCTGAGGAGTACAATAGAACCGTTGGAAAACGACAGCAGTAAGGAGCAGAATATTGTTCACTAGGGATTTTTGGGTTGACACGTTGGAGCGTGCAATCCGCACCGCATGTCAGGCGGCATTGTCGGCTGGCGTGGTCGGTGGCGTCGGCCTGTTTCAGGTCGATTGGCTGAACGTGGCTGGCATCGCGTTTGTCGCAGCCGTCGCGTCCGTGTTGACGTGCGTGGCGTCCTCCGGTAAGACGGATGCCATCAGTCCGGCTTCGCTCGCCACTCCATCCAAGAGTCTGGTGACTGGCAGGCATATTGCAAGCAATGAAACGGAGGTTTCCGAATAATGAGGTTTGTGGATATCAGCAATTGGAAGGCTGACGTTGACGTTTCCAAGATTGACGCCGATGGCGTGGTAGTCCAGTGCACTTGGGGTGCTGGCGAGCTAACGACGGATAATGGTTTGGTCGAGTCCGTGTGGACTGGTGCGGATGCGAAGATTCAGGCCGCTGCCAAGCGTGGTCTTGCGGTCGGATACATGCATTACATTCGTGGCGTGGGAGCTTCGGAGGAAGCGTATTTCTTCGCCGGAAACACCAAGGGTTATCTCGGCAAGTTCGTGCCGTGCGTTGACTGGGAGCAGGCCGATAACGCCGCTTGGGGCAATCGAGCCTATTTGGATGAATTCCTCTACCAGTATATTCGACTGACCGGTGTGAAGCCGCTCGTGTATGCGCAGCGTTCCGAAATCCCGTTCGTCAAGGACATTTGCACCAAGCATGATTGTGGTATTTGGGAGGCGTGCTATGCTTCCATGGATGCGGTCGGCTGGCAGGATGCCGATTCCATTTGGTCGTATGTGGCGTATCCGATGCGCCAGTACACGTCCAACGGCCATATCGGCGGTTATGTCGGTTCGCTTGATTTGAACTATTTCGCTGGCGATAAGGCCGCTTGGGACAAGTACGCTGGCGTTGGCGCTAACACTCCGGTGAATCCGGCTCCGGCGCCGGTGGGTTCCCCGGCTCCNATCCGGCTCCGGCGCCGGTGGTTTCCCCGGCTCCGACCGTGGTTGCCACCACGTATGAGGTTGCGGTCGATGCGTTGAACGTGCGTACCGAACCGTCGTCGAAGGGAAAGGTTGTAGCCAGTTACAGTCGCGGCGAGAAGGTCGTGTTGGATGGTTGGGGCACTTATGCTGACGGCTTCCTGTGGGGTCGTTATATCGGCGCTTCTTCGGGCCAGCCGAGGTATGTCGCCATCGGCACTGATTCCGGTAGCGATTGGTATTTGACAATGTGTCGTTAGTCTGATACAATGAGGACTGTTGGAAGTTTTACCAACAGCCCTCCTTTGGTTTCTCCAAAGCCCCCGCAAGGTTCATGCGGGGGCTTTCTCTTTAATCATCCAACAGTACGCATATCATGTCAGCTAGGATTGTCACTGCCACGTATGCGATGAAGATGCGCGTGTTCCACGCGTTGCACACGACCATGATGGTTGCGACGAATCCAAGCAGGATGAGGGTGCAGACGATGAGTTTCAGGATTTCCATCAGAACCTCTCGCCCTGCGCTTCCATCTTCTGTTTCATACACCACAGCTTATGGCCTATCATGCGCTGCATGTCAGATGTTTTCAGCCCGTAGATTTCGAATAGCAGGCTGAAGCATATCTGCACGTCGGCCATTTCCTCATACAGGTTTTCGATAAGCTCAGTACGACTGACCATATTGTTGGGGTCTTCTGGGTCGAAGCGTTTGAGCTTGCTGATTGCCTGAATGAGTTCGGCGCATTCCTCCATGCAGACGGTGGTCTGCGCGTCGATGCCATACCGTGCGATGCTTCGCATTTCCACGGCGCTTTTCTGTTCAGGGCTTAGCCAGTATTTGCTGCCGTTACGCCAGTCTTGTTCAATCGCCACCGCGCAGCCTCCAACATTCCGTGCAGAGCCCGCAATACAGGATGCTTTCTTTCGCAGTGAGTTTCTTCATACAATGCCAGCAGCGTCCCGTGATACCGGCTGCCATTTCCCTAATAGCACTCATCTGGATACTCCAATCCTTCCTGTATATCCTGTACGTCTTCGTCCGTAAACGCCGAATCGATTTCCTGCTTGCAGGTTTCGCACAGCATTTCCGGATACCATTCGTCCAACGTCATATCTCGACCACAGTCGAGGCATTGTTTGGGTGATTTCATATTAGACCTCCACCGCGGGCTGCGGAGCCTTCTGATGCTGATAGTGGCCGACCATGCCATATGGTTTCATCGAGGCGGCGTTCAAATATTCGAACGACACCTGTCCGATTCGCATGCCGGGCGTCAGCATGATGGGGAAACTGTTCTCGTTCTTCAGTTCGACGGTGATGGTGCCGATGAATCCGGCGTCGATGAATCCTGCGGTCACGTGCGTGCAGAGTCCGAGTCGGCCAAGACTGCTTTTCCCGTCGAATCGTGCCATCATGTTGTCCGGGAGGCTGATTTTCTCCACGGTGGCGCCTAGGACGAACTGTCCGGGCTGTAGCATGTAGTGTCCGTCGATTCTGACGGGCTTGGTGTGGATGCCGTGCAGCGTGTGGTCGCCGCCGTCCGCGTAACCGTCTTTCGCATCTTTGGTGAAGATGATGATGGTGTCCTGCAATGTCACGTCATACGAGTTGGGGTTCAACTGTTTTTCCGTGTATGGCAGGATGAGGTCTTGATGGTCTACGAACTGTTCGATGGTGATGTCGTTCAGCATTTTTCTCCTTATTCGTTCGGATTGCAAAGGTGTCGCAACAGTTCGTTGTCGCTTATCGGTCTGATTTCGTACAGATACATTTCATATTCTGACGGGTTTTTCGCTTTCGCTTCGACGGGGAACCGTTCCTTTAGCTCCTGCTCGGTCATGCCTGTAAGCTCTGCGAACATGCTCCATGTCCAACAGCTGTTCTCCCAGCCCCCGAACGTTGTCCCCGAGAGGATGAAGGCGTTGCCGAGGTGTTCTCCGGTGGTGGCGTCAATGAATATGAAGGCCACTGTTTCATATGGCGACCGATATTCGCAAAGCGTGAATCTTCTTTCCTCGGATTCTATTCTCCGCCATTCCTCGCGGCTTGCCTTCAGCAGCGTCACATTGAGGTTGACATTAATCATTCTTCTCTCCCTCCTGCATGAACGCCAATGCCATGGTAAGGTAGGCGATGGCGTCCAGATACGAGTCTTCTTTACTGTGGTCGTATTTGATGCGTTCGATTTTCAGTTCGGCCATCATGATGGCGACATCCACTTCCGCATCGTCGCAGCCGAACCATCGTTTGGAAATGTTCCGGAACATGATGCGCGGATTGCCGTATTCTTCGGCCTTCTCCCCGTTGAGCATGTTTTCCACACGGTAGAGGTTGTCGGCGATGCGCGTGTAGATGCTTGGCTCAATGTTTTCGAGCGCGTTTTCCACAGTCGGCGGCTCCGGTGGGTCGAGGATTATGCCGCTCGGGCCTTTCAATCCGTGATTATTGGCTGCTTTGGTGGGAATCGCCTTGTTCACGTCTTCCATCACCTCATCCCAATTGTTTTTCCTTGATGATGTCATCGAGGGTTTTCCTTCCTTCTATCACGTCCATGACCTTGCGGTTCCATGGCGTGTCCGGCACGAGTATGCGCTGCCGTCCCTGATAGGGACTGCCTCGTCGTACCAGTCTCCTGTTGGCCTGCTCCCAGTCGGCGTATGTCCATGGAAGGTCGAGCCATATCTGGTCTTTCATAAGACGCTGCAGGCCATCCACGCCGGTGCCCATGGATTGCGGGTTGGCGACTATGAGCCGGTACTTTCCGCGTTCTTGGTCGGTCATGGCGAGGAATGTCTTCGCATCGGTGCATGGCTTCCAAGTACGGTAGATTTCGTCTCTTACCGCTTTGAACCGCGTCCATACGAGCAGTGGTGTCTGGTCTTCGCGTCTCTTGGCTTCACTATATACCGTTTCGAGTTTAGACACGCCGAACCAGTAGGATTCTCCACGGTCTTCGGTCTTGTAGGCGAAGCCGTCGTCGAGTTGGGCGAGTTTGACGGCTGCTGCGCTCGCGCTTGCCGCGTACACGTCTTCGGCCAGTTGGTGGGTGTTCGTCCACTGTTCCAGCGCCATGTCCTCCTGTTCGGTTTTCGGCGATGGGAGCCATTCGACTTGCGGCAGAGGGTTGCCTCCGCGTCGTATGTCCAATACGAGCTTCTGCAACTGCTGGCACGCTTCCTCTACCATGGGCTGGGAATACGTGTATTTGACCACTGTACGCCCTTGCACGCTCATCGTGTATGGTTTACCGTATCGCATCCTGAAAGCCCCTAGAGTGCGCCAAGAATCGCCTAACAGGGCCATCCTGTCATTGGCGTGCGGGTACATGACCACGGTCTGCCCGTACAGGTCTTCCAAATCCTTCGGAGCGGGCGTGCCGGTCAGCATCAGCACGTCCTTGGCAAGGTCGCTGATGCCTTTCACGACTTTGGAACGTCCGCTCCTAGGATTCTTCACCATGTGGCTTTCATCCACGATGAGACTGAAACCGTCCGGCACTTCGCCCAGCTTCGCGGCCATGTTATAGGACACCACAAGGAAACGATAGTCTTCCGTCCAACCATGCTTACGGTAGTCTTCGATGGTCAACGCCTTGCCGTGCGACCATTGGCTGATTTGCGGCAACCAAGCGGTCTTCACGACGCTTGCCGGACAGATGACGAGGATATGCTCCGCATCGTCCAGCAAGTCCATGCTGCGTTTCGTCTTGCCTGTTCCGGCTTCGTCGAAGATGAAAGCCCTCACTGTGTCTCCTTCCCGTGCTTGGCTTCCCATGCGGCTATGCGCTCGCGTCCTTCCGGCGTTTTACGCCATCTGCGCCAAGTCTGATAGCAGACGCCATGTTCGGCCTTGAATTTCTCCTGCCACTTGCGGCATGCGTCTCTGCTTTCCTCACGATGCTGCTTACGGTATCGCACCCAATAGTCGAGCATTTTCTCGTGGTTCTCGTTCATCCACTTCTTTTTCAGCTTCCGCTTATGCTCCGCCTTTTCGGGCGTCATGTCGGCATAGTGGGTGACGGTCTTCTTTTTTCTGGCGGGCGGCATCGGCTTGGGCTGGCGCATCTCCTCGATGTCAGCCCAAGCTTCGTCGTCAAGCCATTCGGATACGCTACTCTTCATCATGTCCGCCGGAATGGTTGATGAGGTCGATGATGCCTTTGACCGCACCGATGAGGATAAGTATGACCGCCGTGGTTCCAAGCATGGACAGGAGGATGGCGAGCATGTACAGGCAGTTCATCATCAGTTCATGCATTTTTCTTCTCCTTCACTACGCTGAGGCGGGTGGTTGTCGATGTTTTCTGGAATGGGGTCAGGTCGGCTGGATGCTGGCTGAAATACGCTTTGTAGTCGGTGGTGGTGCGCGTGGTCTCAACCAGTCTTGCGATATGTCCGGCGCAATACACTCGTTCGCCGGGGTGTTCGCTCAGCCATGTGGCGAGTTTTTCCTTCAGCGCCTCATACCGGTCTTTCGCTTCCAGCAGTTCGGCCAACAGCCGCCATCCGTCATCGTCCGAGTCCACTGGCTGTTCCGCACGCTCGTATTCCGTCGCATACTTTTCCAGTGCGCCCGCGTCCATCACGTCCGGGACGGTTGCGATGTCGAGTGTTTTCTTGATTTGTTCGGTGATGTAGTCGGCGTCCAGTGTCTCCCATGACGGGGGGCGTTGCGCGTAGATGATTTCCGCATACTCCGTATCCATCATGCGGGCTTCTATCTGCGCTTGGGCCGAATATTGATTGTGTTGTTCGGTGGTGAGGAACGCGTAGGATGGTTTGCTTCCCGTCTTCACTTCGACTGTGTGCAGGATTCCACCATAGTCGCGGTATGCGGCGTCAAGCGAGACGTGCAGGCGCCCATTCGTGTAGAAGCTGTTGTCGTACCATGCGAGCTGTCCGTTCTCCAAACGGTCTACTGGAGTGTTCTTGGCGACGATGGCGAGCTGTAGGTGTTCCGCATAAAGTTTGACGAGCATTGGCTCCCAAATGCTGCCGAACCGCAATGCCGACTGTACGGCTGGAATGTCCGGCGGGGGTGAGGGCAGTTGTCCGGTTGCGATGAAATGCGCGAGACTGGATGCGCCTATCGTTTCCTCGCGGGCTTTGAGCCATGTTTCACGGTCTTGGAAGACTCGGTATGTCAGATTTCTTTCGTCCATCTCATTTTCCCTTCCGAATCGACTACGAGGATGTAGTGGTACATGTTCGTCAAGTCAACCCAGTTCCTGTAGAACAGCAGGGTATCAACGGCTTTCATGCCGTAGAGGAGTATGACGTTCGCGTTATGTTTGGCGAGCGCTTTGAGTTCGCGGCACTGGTCTGGGCTTGGCCTTCCTACCGTGCGTTTCAGTTCGATGAACCACACGTTGCCGAGCGTGTCAACGGCGGTCACGTCTGGAAAACCGTTGCGTGAGCGTCCTTCGGTTTTCTGTACGTACCATCCTTTCTGTTCCAAGATTCTGATGAGACGGTTCTGGATGGCCGACTCCAATGGTTCCGGCTTGCGGTTATTCAATGTCGGCATTGGCGTCCTCCTTGATTCTAACCGCGCTGACCCATACCGCGTATGTGCCGTCCGACTTGCGACGTGTGACCGCAGCGTAATCGACGTTTGGTTCCGTCCATGCTGTGATATGTTTGCGGATATAGTAGGCGGTGGAGTTCGCGGAGGTACGCTTCTTGTATGAACGGAATTCGGCCCATCTAACTAGATTGCGTTTGAGCATCGCATTGAACACGGTGTCTACCCGACTATCGTCGGGGGGGGTGGTTAGGAATTTCGTCATTTGTTCTCCTTCGGTTTGAAATATGCGGGCATGATTGATTTCGGCAGGATTCTGCCTTCACGCTCCAACCGTTTCGCATGAGGGAACAGCCAGCCGCGGGACACTCCAAGCGCCTTCGCGGCTTGGCTGATGTTCATGCAGGTGGTGAGCGCGTCAATCAGCGTGTCGTCACTGTAGTGGATTGGCGCGTTCATGGCCGGTTAGAACTCCGGTTCCGGTTCCCCGGCGCCCTCATCGTCGATGGTCTGCTGCGTGTATACGCCGAACTTGTGGGGGGCGGGGGTATTGTTCTTTTCAATTCGCAGCAGCTGCACGCCGGTCAGGAAGTAGGCGAGTCGCCCATCCTTCGTGCTGCCGATTTTGAACGCGACGTTGGCGAGCGTGCCGTCGCCCGGCTCTTCGGTCAGTTCGACATCATTGGCGTTTTGGTCAACGATGCTGGGCTTCCACTTGGACGATAGGTTGACGAGCCACTTGCCGCGCTGCGGCTGGGTTCCATCATTGAGGGTGATTAAATCGCCGTCCTTGTATCGCAGGTTGTCGCCGTTGGCTCGCACGCCCAACTGTTTGGCGGACGCGACGAGTTCCTTATGCACGTCGCCGTTCTTCGGAAACGCGAGCTGCAGTTGGTAGTTCGGTTCGATGCCGCGCTGTTTCGCAGCGTCGGACTGATACTTGTCTTTGATGTGGACGAATCGGATTTCGCCTACCGCTTCGATTTCGAGCATGTTGTTTGCCATTGTTTTCCTTCCGTTAGTGGTTAGTTAAATTCTTCCGTGAGGGAGGGGCGGGGGAGGGGGGCGGCTGTTTTTCCGTCGTCGTCCAACACTGTGGTAAGTCCAAGCAGATGAATCAGCCCATAGCGTCGGTAGTATGTCTCAAAGCTGCCTACTTGCTGGGCCGCGGCCGCCGGATACGTGTAACTGCTGCTCACCGCCTCGCCATGCTTCACCATGTCCATGAGGTTTTCCAACTCATGCGCGGACTCATAAACAGCCACGGTTAGCGTGTTGTAGACGGTTGGCATGTCCGTTTGCGCGCCGACTATCTCGCTTGAGCAGACAGCAGTCCAACCTAAGCCATGTTCCATCATGCTGTTCTTGACGAGCTGCCAAACGTTGTCCAGTGTGGCGTACTTGTACCCGTATCCCTCAGTCGTGCGTTTAACCGCTTCCACCGACTGTTGCACTGCCGCGATTCGGCTTAGCACGTCGTATCGTTTATCGTTCGCCATTGTTCCTCCTTTTTTCGAGTTCGTTTTCGATAAGCGTTTCGTCTATGGCGAGCCGGTATGCGCGTTCAACGATATCGTCGTAGTCACATTGGGTGTGNGCGTTTCGTCTGTGGCGAGCCGGTATGCGCGTTCAGCGATATCGTCGTAGTCACATTGGGTGTGGGGGGTGTGTTCGTAAATTGCGCACTCGGCTATGGTGGCAAGGTTTTCGTTTGTCGGGTTCGACTTGTACGCGTCTATGCGGCTCTGCCATACGTCGTGGCGTCCTTGCAACCATGCCTCAAGCGCGTGCTGATAGTCCTCAGCAGTGTATGGCATTGTGGTCTCGAAAACGATTATGGTGCTTACCACGTCGATACCGGCATTGAGCGCCCTATCGGGTAGGCACCTCAAGCACATTTCAACTTTATTGCGAAAGTATTCCGACGGTTTCATTGTTTTACCTCATTTCTTTGGTTTCACTGTTTATTATATCAGGGCGTATCTCACGACACGCCCGAAAAATCCGTTTTCGATAAACGTTTCGTCTATGACATGCCCTATCGTATTACATCACCGGTCTTAACGGCTTCCACCTGGAATCCCGCGCCGGTTTCCCAGCCGGAACCTGCCGGTGATACGGTAGACTCGATGAAAATAATCGTCATACAGATAATTGCGACGATGATTACCTGATTTCTATTCATCATTCACTATCCTTTTCGATTCTGTTAATCCTGCGGCACGTCCCATTGGACGGATTGGCACCACTCACTGGGAGGGGGGGGCTCATCCATTCATCTCATGACGGGAGCCGCGAAGTCTGCGCGAAAATCAGACTTCAACCAGCTCATACCTATCCCCGGCTTCTTCGTCGAAAGCCCCCAGCTTAAAACCGCGGTCGGCAAGCAGTTTGTTTGCCGCAGTCTCCCACTCTTCCTCATCCCCGCCGTACACGCCTTTGATTTTGTGTGCGTCGTGGTCAAGGTCTCCGTTTTCTAGGTCAATCTGCCAATTGAGGTCATATCCTATCCAAATGCCCTTGCCAGTGTTGGCGTCGACTATGAGAAGCGTATCACATGCGTCGCTCTGACAAATGGCGATTGGCTTGACTGTGATAGTCTTGCCGGTGTTGATGTCAATTGCGGTAGTCATTTTCTTTGCCCTTTCTTGTTTGGTTGATGATTATGATATTACTCTTGATTATGGCGCGACACGCCGAGACCATAAAAAATGGCGGCACGCCTAGGACATGCCGCCAAACGCATTTTCGCCGGCGCCCCGGCACGGGTAATGCTACCGCTAGCAGTGTTGGTGCGCTTCCTTGGATAGGCGTACTGCTACACAACCGTCCATTATATCAGGGCGTGCCTCACGACACGCCCAAAAATTCATCAGACGTTCCAATACATGTTGGAAACCCATACGCCATGCGAGTATTCAATCGGCTCGCCCTCAAGCCATTTCAAGCAGCCGTTGGGGGTAATAAGCGCTACAAGTCCCTGACCGGCAAACACGGTATTATCGTATCCGCTATCTATCCACGCGGCAACCATGTTGCGGGAGTCGCACGCGTATGGGCCGGCCTCATAGTTGTATGCGATACCGTTATGCGCGACATAACCCCTATCTGTGTGGAACGGGTGACAGTTGCGCGGCTCAACAGCGCCATGCGTTGCGAAACGGAAATGCATCAGGCATGGGGCACGCTTGAGACTATCCCAATGACTATAGATGAAGCCAACCACTTTCAGCGGGTCAACGTTCTTGAACACCCTCAAGCGTTCGCCGTCCCACCAGCTGACGCCACCCCCGTCCGGGTTCGCTTCGCTCATGGCTAGGATGTCTTCGGGTTCCGGCATTGCGCCGGGTACCGCTGTTACAATGACACACATTGCTGTTTTTCCTCTTTCCATAATGGCGGGGGCTGGACGTTCCA